TAAAATTGTCATCTACCATCCTTGTATGTGCTTAAACTTGGCCGACTACTTTCGAGGCGAATTCAAACTAGCGCAACGACAATGGACCTATGTCATTCTTTTATTTTTTGAAATTGTGTTTATCGCGTTACTCTTCCTGCTTCCAAAGGTCTTTGATGCAGTCGTAAACCACAACGGCGAGGTCATTCTTGACAAGGTGTTGCCGCTCAATGAGAAAAGTGAACCGTTGGATATTGCAACGCCCAATGCAGACAATAACAGCACAACCATTTCTTTAACACCGTCTCTCATAGATAATGTCAAAACAAATACACCGCATTATAGTTACGGCATTTCTGCATGGTTTTACATTCACCCCGAACCGCCAAAAAATAGCTATTCCTCCAATGGAATTAGCATTCTGAATTTTGCAACCGATTCAAATGGCACAAATGTACAAGGAGCACCACAAGTTTTATTCAATCCAACCACCAATCAACTTATAATAAGTGTCCAAACTGAAACAAATAATAGTATAAATGTTACTCTTCCAAATCAGATTCTGTTACAACGATGGAATCACTTGTTTGTTAACTTTAACAATAACGGCATCATGGATGTATTTTTAAACAGTCATTTAGAAAGTTCAACACCAAACGTCATTCCCAGACTACCCAAAACGTTGATTGTTGGGTCAAGTCCGGGAGGAATATACGGCCAAGTTTGTAATGTCATATATTACAAAGACGTTGTAGGAAGTCAAGGCATTTCTTGGATTTATAACACCCACAAATTATTAAACCCCCCGCTCAAACCCAACTTTTAGAAAGACTTTCATTTTTAATTTGTAAATTTGTAGTTTACAAAAATAATTTATATTTATTTTTGTATTTTTGTAATTATTTTATAAATAATATATAAGTAAAAATAAATAATAAATTATTCAGTCAACACATAAAAATGGAATTTTCTTGGTCGACTCTCATTATCATTATACTGATTATTATCATTGTCTATTTTCTATGGTCAATGCTGTCTTCCTCTTCCTCTTCAAGCACCGTACTTAGCGGCCAACAAGATGCAAAAACGCAATCATCCGTTTCCATACCTGATAAAAGCTACAGTTTCGCCATTTCCTCTTGGATTTATGTTTCTGAATGGGAATCCACTCCCGGAGAAAAAGCAATCCTGTCTTCAGAATCCGACGCATCACAAAAAAAACCCAACCTTCTTGTAAGTTTAGGAAAAGATGTCAATGTGTTAAACATTACATTGGGAAGCAACGCCATTCCTCCCATTCCAAACATTCCACTTCAAACCTGGGTATCCATCATCCTGAATGTGAACAATGGAAGTTCCGTCGACATTTACATCAACGGAAAATTGGTGCAAACAAGCGCTTTACAAGGTCAATGGGGTTTGGATGCAGGATCACTCTATGTCGGTTCTAAAAATGGGTTTGACGGATTCATTACCATGGCTACATTTCATAAAGCACCGCTTGGACCACAAGATGCATGGGACACATATTCCAGCGGATATGGAGCCAGCGGATCAAGTTCAGTAACCGATTTCTTCAACAAGTACAAGATCCGTTTCGCTTTTGTGAAAGACAATGTTGAACTGAATCGTCTCGACATTTAATAGTTTTATTTTATTAAAAAATATTTAATATTAATATATATTCCTATTAATAATATATATTATAGTTATCGTTTCATTCATAAATAATAATAATACAATTTTTAAAATTTAAGTAATGTTATTTTATGGAAAAGAAATTGATTTCACAACCATTATTTTGATGGTTATTTTCATTTTAGCCATCTATATCTTGTTCTCTTATTACCAACAACAAAAAGACTCCATTCCAATTGTTGTTACATCAAATCCGGCGACAACGGTTAACACGGTTGCCATTCCTGAAAAAATACAATTAAATAACGGCGCATTTGCACTTTCCATTTGGATGAAACTCAATTCAGCCATTCAGCTTTCACCCCAACCATCATCATCATTCAATTTGTTACAGATAACAAAAAAGGGCGGAACTTCGCCTTCACCCATACGTTTGAGCCTCGACTCCAATAGAAACCTCATCGTTTCAACAATATCATCAACTAAAACCACAGATTCAACAATCATGTTATTTCCCATCGGAGAATCCGTAAACGTCGTTTTAAACTATAACGGCGATGATGACATTGATCCCAATGAAACCAATGAAACCGTTTACGATCCAACGACGAATAAAAATATTCCCGTTTATAATCCCGATTCCAACACGTTTTACAATGGCAGCAAACGTGCTCTCGATGTCTACATTAATGGCCTTTTAAATAACACCATTTCGGTCGACACGCTCACAAATTCAAAAGCGGATGCTGATTCGCCGCCATACATTACCTATATGGACGCTTCCATGAACTACATTACAACCAACGGAAATCAAGTGCTCGTTGGTGATAATCAGCCAACTATAGCGATGGACGGAACAATATCCAATGCCGCATTCATTCAACACGGTTGTTCGCCTCGAGAAGTTCTAACTATTTTCAACCAAGGAGACTCCGGGAGCATTTTAGAAAACTTGTTATCCTATAAACTTCGCTTCAGTTTTATTGAAAATAATAAAGAAATGAATACGTATGACTTTCCATAGTTGGCAACGAGCAACGGGAAACGATTTTCTAAGAGCGAACAAATCGCTCTGATAATAACATTAATCCGCCAAAAATAGAGAGATTCTTTGTAAATGAAATCATTTCTGCTGGATTTGTCGGAAAATGAAATATTAAAATCGTCATCGCAGTAAACACCGCTAGTCCAATCGTTGCAGCATACGCATACTCTTCATATTTGCTTGTATAGAGAGAATATAGTATTAGTAAACTTCCAAGCACAAGTAATCCAATTACTCCTACAATTGCCGAATTATATATCAGCGACACAAACCGACCTAGTCCCTTTTTAAAATATGCTAAAAATGGAATTCCAATAAATGCCATACTAATGAGAAAAAACAAGTATATATTTAATTGGCTTTCTTTCCCAAATATTATCAAGGTCATATAAAAATATAGAATCGCGGCAATAACCGCAGCAAAAAATATGGGATTGAATTGAATTGCATTTACTTTTGTTTCAAGGAAATCCGCCGTCTCTTGAAATGACATAATTTTATTTATACCACCCGCTAAAAATATAAACAACAGTAAAAATGCATTCAACACGATAAATAATTGATTGTCCATTGTTATTCATTGTTTATATTTTATTTTTATTTTTTAAAATTAAAAATTTAAGCAATATTATTTTATAGTATATATATATAACCTATACCTATAACCTAAAATATGTTCCAGGATAATCTTTCCAATTTGATTGAAAAATCCAATGCAACTTTTGATGTTTCTGAATTAGCAGGATTACTTAACAAACAATATTTTTCACCAATTGCAGCTACTTTGCGGTCATATGATGTTAAAAACAATACTATAAAACCTACTAATATAGTGGTATGGATCGCTGATGTTGGAGGCATCAGGCAGGTGTCTCTCGCCCAACTTTATAAGGATAAAAGTTATCCACGCGATGTTCTTAATGGTTTTAAAGATAAAATTGATAATTTGAGACCAAAAATCAATTACAAATTTGGGGCTATAGAAAAACTTGATGAAGGTACAGATGCATTTTATTTTAGAACTAAGGAAAACAATTATGGTAGAGTGGGACTCCGTTTTTTAACACCAGACCAGGTCGCAGACGCAGTTTTGCAGCAGGATTTCGCGCTGCTGGCAGAAAGAGTCGGCGAAACACTTGCAGTGCTAGAAGTGCTTTCTAACAAAGATAAAGAACTTCAAGAAAAACTTCAAGAAATGGATGAAGAATTTCAAACAAAATGCGACAAAGTTGAAGACAAATTGTTTCCATCAATTGTCGACGTATCTGTTGCAGATGATCGTTTCGAGATAATAGGATATGCTTTAAATAAAACTGGAAACATGAAAGTCATTCAAACTTTTAGGGATGCAGAGAAACAATTTACTGCTTTAGATGATTCTTTTAATATAAAACCTGAAAGATATATAGCATTCGCAGTAACAAAAGAGGCTTCCGTGGAGCTTTCTGAAAATTTTATTATCGATGCTGATGGAAACCCGCTCGAAGATCCAGATACCGAATCGTTAAAACAGATTATGGAATATCATGTAGTCCCAATTCCAGCAACTGAACTCAAAATGTTTAATATAAAAAAAAATCAAATTTTAATATCATATAATAAATTAAAGCTGCGTGTTACTGTTAATGGTGATGATATTTTTATTAACGATTCAACAAGGATTTTAAATCCAGAAGGTCTCGTAGCTACTAATGGGCGTGTATTTATAATTAATAAACTACTCAGTCCGCTCGATAGTGCTAATATCTCGTATGATAGTGTGCTTGCTGGTGATGATGATAATCATGGTGTGCTTGCTGGTGATGGTGGTGATGGTGGTGATGCTGATGGTGTGCTTGCTGGTGATGATGATAATCATGGTGTGCTTGCTGGTGATGGTGGTGCTGGGGAAGCGCTGAAGGAGTTTTTCGATAATCTGCCGGCTGGTGATGGTGATGGTGGTGCGATGTTGCCGGCTTCATGATGGTGATGGTGGTGGTGATTAAAAAAATATATGTAATCATTCATTTCTTCATTTCTTCCATCTTTCATAGTTTTGAAAGCGCGTATCCGCCTTCTCCCGTTGTGAAAACACGTCTATATTGTTCATCTGAATCATGCATTTTCAAATGACATGATTCGCACACTGTCAATAAATTCGCCCGATGATTTTTATGAAAATGTTGAATGTAGTCATTCGAATCCGCTTCTTTTTGGTGCTGCAAATGATGCACTTCTTCACCCACCTCCTTTTTACATAATTCGCAGAGCCCCTTCACTTTATGCGCATTAAAATGACTCGGCTTATAATTCAAATCTCCAGCCTGTTTCTTATCCCGATACTTTAAACGAATCGCGTTTGCCATTTTCAAAAAATCGTCAGGCAAATGCAGCGACTTGCACACCTCCAGTCCGTACATGCTCGGCCCCGCACCGTCGCGCAACTTCCGATCGTATATTAATATATCGCGTGCCCGATCATATGTTACCGCCATGTGTTTTGTAACAAGCCGGTCCATTTGCGCAATTTCCTCATAATCCACAATCTCGTGCATGTGTGTCGCAAAAATAAAACAGCTTTTCAGTGCGTGCAGCTTCTGTAGTCCAGCGACGAAAATACTAATCGCAGAATCAATTTCCGTTCCCGAACACAGCTCGTCTCCTAAAATCAAACTGTTTTGGTCAGCGCATTTCAAAATGACCCGAAGTTCCGACATTTCAACTGCAAATGTCGACATCCCCTTAAATAAATTATCATTCCCTAAAATCCGTGTCATAATATTCGTATATGGCCGATACGTAAATGCCGAACACGGCACATACAGTCCCGCTTGCGCCATAATAATACAAATTCCAAGCGCCCGAATCATACTCGTTTTTCCAACCGCATTCGTTCCGTATAGTAGCATGCCGCGTTCTTTTAAACCAAGCGAAATGTCATTCGTCACATATAGCTCGTCCTCGTTCATTCGTTCAATCAAACAGTGCCGAATATCGCGAGCGTCAACATAGGAAGTCGCATCCTCTTGTTCTTGCCCTTGTTCTTTACTTGTATCAATTGTCGGTTTGCAATACTTGTATTTTCGAGCAATAAATGCCTGATTCTGAACCAAATCCATATCCGTAATAAATGAAACAATGGTTTGAAACGACTCTTGGTATTCCTTAAGTTCGCACACGAAACCATGAAATACAAGTCCAATTTCATCGCGAATTTTATTTCTCGTTTCGCTGATGGATGCGCATACGTTGGACAATGCGTCATGCAGAAATGTAACCGCACTGCTTCCCGCTTTCACAAATTGTAATGTCGATAAATCGAAATTAAATGTTTTTTTACATCCTTCTTCGCATGTTGTATCAATCGATTCATATTCCAACTTGGAAATGTGCTCTTTCGCTTTCACCTTTTTACTAATCTGTTCTAGTAATAATTTACTTCGACGTTCCGTCGTCTGAATACTGTACCCCGATTTTTCTGTTTCGTGTCTTTTGACAAATTCTTTGTCTTTATTATCGCCTTTTTTCTCTCCAACCGCAATCAAATCATTACAATAAGAACGTATGGCTTCCAAAATACTGCATCCGTCTTCATTCGCAATGTATGTTTTATCAAGATCCTTACAAATGCCCGGACGAACAAAACAATCTTTATAACTTAAATCAAAATCGAGAGAATCAACAGACTTGCACTTGTCCATAAAAAAACAGAATTCCATTTTTTTTATAATTTCATCGCACATTTTCGTGATTCTCTCTGGATCTGCATCTGCACGAAAATATTTCAACAAGGTTTCATCCGACTTGATGCCTCCGTAAAGCTGCGAAATCATTTGAAGACTGGTATATAAGACATAGAGAGAATTCGGATAAATCTTTCCCATTTGTATTTTACGATGCAACTTCTCAATATCTTTTATATTTTCAAGTGCGCTTCTCCACTTTAAATACGTGGTGGCATCGTTATTCAAAACATATTCGGTAATGTCATATTCTCTCTGAATTGTTCCAATGTGAAATGAAGGATGTAACAGTCGATAATAAAATCGCCTCGACCCCATCGGCGTCTTGCATTTGTTCAATAATCGAAACACAGATGATTTTGAACTGGCGCTACTACCATTTAGTCCTTTTGCATCAATAATATTCAACTGTTCCAGCGTATGATTCGCCAAAACCATTCGATCTGATCGATTCTCAAATTCCGGCTCTTCTATTTTCGACGTCAAATTCGGATTGTGTTCATACACAAAATGAAGCAGAAACGTGTATGCCTGGACTGCAAATTCATATGCAGAATAGTTTTGAAAAATCGCATTACACACATGAAACGAAAAAAACTTTCCAAGCACTTCTTTTCGATACGTTTGTTTTTCTGCATTTTTTGCTTGAACTAAAAAAGGATGTTGCTGTTCTTCTCTCTCGTGATTCGCATACTCATTCAAATCAATCCAATGAATTGCATTCGCGCATGAAGTAATGTTGGCATAACATTTGATATCTTCTACCTCATTTGCAGAGAGATTTGAAATAATAATAACTTCGTTCGGATGAAATGATGACACAAATCTCTCCAGTTCGTCGTATGTAGTCTGATTATGACGCGGATTAATTTCGGATTCGATTTCAAAACATGCGCTTTTTCCCGTGTAAATATCAATATTCGACATTCCCATGATGATTTTTTTATTTGGACCCACATTTAATCGCTCAATCCAAAAACATGACGTGTTGTTTGAAAGAACGAGAGAATCACTCGAAAAAAATGTCCCCGGCGAATAAATACAATACAAACTTCGCGTAACATTTACCCCTTGACCATCTTGCACATAGACCACAATCGTATATCCGCGATCCTGCATTTTCTTCACATACCGCTCCAAACTATAGTCCCTAAAATTGCACGTAAACGGAAAGCCCGCCATGCACCTACCGTTTGTAATGGAAGTATTTAAATCACAAACCGTACAAAATTCTCTCATATTTGCGTCCGCAATGTTTCCACATGCGTCTGCCTTTGAATAACACTCGAAAAATGAACCCACCTGCATCAACAATATTGTTTTTTCACCATACTTATTGGAGTACTCTCTCGACAAACGAAAATACTCATCCGTGAGCGAAGTTGACATTGTGTTAGTTAACTGTTGCGTTATCGTTATATTGATTCATGCTGTCATTTTATATTCATTTTGTAAATAATATGTTCTTTATTTTTTTAACATTTAAAAATATAAAATATAAAGATATTTGTTTATACTTCATATTGATCGTAGGTTATCATTTACAATAATATAACAATGATGTGCATGAAAAAAACTCAACATTATAAAAATATTGTAAAGTATTTGAATGAAGGAAAAGTCAGTATTCCAGAAGCAATAAAATTACAAAACATTGAAATAAGTGACTTGGTATACAGTGTAAATTTCATTTTTCATTTTTCTTATGACTGGTCAAATGGAATTGTGGTTTCTAACCAGCCAACCATTACAAGTATCAAAAAAAGTAATAAACAAGAATGTTCAAAAAATGAAATGGATGAAATTATACATTATATTCGATATAACTTTTTATGAACGATACTTGGATATCCGTTTCATAAATCGATAAAAAACATAGAGAGAAAACGCGGTCATTAAAATATAAAATGCCTTCACATACATGTCATCTGGAAGTTTTGATAAGTCATCCATCATGTTTTTCATATTAAAATCTTTCATCATTTTATTTTGGCGTTTTTTACAACCAGATTTTTTTAAACTTTTATAATTTTTTAGTTTGCCATTACTGCAATTGTTA